GATGGTTGTTACCAAACGGGTTAACTTGCTCTGCGCATTAGCGGTTGAAATAAACCCTACTACTACGCATCAACTAACCTACTGTCGGTTTAGCTGTGCATTTGCGGCTTTTTTGGCCGCACCCGATTTTCCAAATGGAGGTGTTATGACACTGAACGTCCCAGGACTTCGACATCGTGAAAAGATTGGCGATCTCGCCGGTCACATTTTTGTGTGGAACGGCGAATATCGTGTTATCACGGGTACATTGTACGCGTGGTACGGCGGCAAATGGGTTCCGGCCCCTTTAACAGGGCAAGGACCTGCATCGCTCCCAAAAGGAACGATGACCGCAGCTATTCCCTTTCCTTATAGCTACTATTCCTTTTGTGCCGATGATGTGTTTCCACACACACGCGGTAAATCTGGAAAGTTTGCTCAGGGAGGGCCTTTCACGAAAATACGTGTCGATACATCTGGTTACTCGATTCTTCAAGGAGTCGGATCTTATGATTCGTACAACATGACCAGTTTTCCTGGCATGGGGTACTGTCTCACAAGATATGTAGGGGGCTTTACAGGCCCCTCATTTCCCGCACCAAAATGGGATAATGTTCCGTTTAATTACGGTGACACGCCCAAATTGTTGGGAACTAACTTTCTTGTACCGAGTAATTTGACTAGTACGTGGGGACCAGAGGCGTGGGCTAGGTCTGCGCCAAAAATACAGATGGCGGACGGTCTCGTTTTCCTCTCTGAATCAAGAGAGCTGCCGGCCCAGTTAATGGACCAAGCTAAGAGGTTCCACAAGGAGTGGGACATCATTAGGGCAGGCTCTGGACTTAATCCAGGGTTTAAAGGAGCACCATCAAATCCGTGGAAGATGCAGCCTAAGGCTGCAGCTGACGAATATCTGTCCCAGCAATTTGGTTGGGCGCCTTTCTTGGGAGACTTAAATAAGTTTTACAAAGCTTATTTAAACACTGACGAATACATGCGACGTATGTCGGATGGAAACGATAAGTGGCTCCACGTTAGGCGGGTCCTTTTAGATGATTTTCAGGAAACGAAAATCTATTCGGGCGATTACACATGGGCTTTACAGCCCCTGGGTTATCCGTTCCCGGATGGATTTCTTAGACCAGGTCAACGTGTGACGTTTACACTAACGGAAGAGAAATCTACCTTAGTGACAACCTCTGGCATGTTTAAGTGGTATAAGCCTGAATTCGATGCTAGACTAGGTGACTATAATAACCTAATGTTCAACATATCTCGTCATATGACGATGTATGGTGTACGTGTCAATCCATCGAACATCTGGAGAGCAACACCTTGGTCATGGCTCCTCGACTGGGGACTCAATATCGGTCGAAATATTGATCGGCTGACTGAGTACGTAGAAGATGGAGTCGTGTGCAAATATCTGTACCTTATGCATCACACTGTTAAGCGGCAAGTATTAAAGATTTACTTTCCAGCGAAACAGGGGGATGTTTCTATGCAATTCGTCAACTACGTTGACGTAAAGCTTAGAAGGGAAGCAGATAGTCCATTTGGGTTTGGCTCGCCATGGGATACTTTGTCCCCATGGCGTCTTTCAATCCTAGCGGCCTTAGGCCTGTCGAAGCCGAAAACGATTTCGACTCACTAGGATATCGGTCACGGAATTCCTGGCTGGGAATAAACAGGAGTGTTTACCCTCGGCCCCCGTGATTAACCTACTCAAAAACTTAGGAGGTCAACCATGGCTTTTTCCGATCCCCAAACTGTGACTGTCAATTCAGTCGCTCAATCGATGGCTCGAGTAATAACAAATGGATCTCAATCCATTTACTCGAAGGCTGACAGTACATTTAAAATGACTGTCAGTCATACGACTTCCAAGGAGCGAGTTCGCTCCATGGTTCGTATCGATCAGCGAGCCATTGTTCCTGATCCGTTGACTGCTGTCAACGATTATGAAACACTTGGCGTGTACTTAGTTGTTGATCGACCCGAAGTCGGGTTCGATGCTACAACGGTATACAATCTGATAGCTGGCCTAAAAACCTGGCTAGACAGTACTGCATCTGGAAAGCTTTTTGGGAAGGAGACTTAAATGTCTAATCCCTTGCTTTTCGGTCGTCGCGCTACGCTTTTGTTTTTGTTAGCAGTGATGCTAGCATTAATCATCGCGTTTGTCGTGGCGTTCAGACTCACAGTTTGACTGATTACCCCTTGGGGCATCAGATAGGGAAAAGTACGTGGCTTGATACCGACCTTCCAGTTGGAGGGCAGTATGAAAAGCAACGTAAGTGACCATATTAAGTTGTTGCAAGCTATCTATATAGATGCTTGTAACAAGTGCATCGCTGATGTCTCTGATTTACGTGATATGATGACAATCAGATCACGGGTTGAATCTGAAGGTATATCGTTTTTGACGATTACCCTTCCCAGGTTTTGCTCTGACTTTGAACAAAGTCTGGCATCTGGGATCATTGACTCAACGCGTTTTTCTGGTTTCAGAAAACGCGGATCAATCCCTGCATTTTTGCAAGGTATGATCAGTCAACTATTCAACCATGAGACAGGGAGGATTTACGATGAAAAACCTGAGGAGGCTGCTACGATCGTCGAAAGTGTTCGACAAATTTGTCTTACACTCAAGAAGATCGAACTTACTTGTACCCCACAAAGGGTCCAAGCGTCTCTCTTCGGCTTCGTTCAAACGGAGCAAACCTTTAAAAGCTTCGCGCTCCAACAAGAGGATCAAGCAGAATTTCTGCGTGTATCTTCTGTGCTGTGGGACTCTTGCATTTCTTCGATTAAACTCGAACAGTGCAGCCCGCGACACGGTCCTGGAGCTACTGCTGAGAGAGCTTCTGGTAACCAGAAGTATACTTGGCAGCGTTGGCACGATCGTCTTGAGCCTTACTTCCCCCTGATCGACTGTGGGTTCCCTTTGGGAACCCCTTTGGATTCAGAGGAGCTCAAAAATGTAACGATCGTTCCAGAGGAAGACGAGCAACCTGTGAGGGTTGTTTGTGTTCCTAAGACTTTAAAAGGTCCCCGCATTATCGCAATTGAGCCTTGCTGTATGCAATACACGCAGCAAGGGATTCGTGATGTTCTTTACGAACGGATCGAGTCCTCGAGTATTGCAGGTGGTCACGTAAATTTTCGTGACCAGTCTGTCAATCAAAAGCTCGCGATACTCGCGTCTTCTACGGGTCAATTAGCAACGATTGATCTCTCGGATGCTAGTGATCGTGTTCCACGATCACTCGCCCTCGAGATGTTTCGGTCCAACCCCGATCTAAGGGATGCGATCGACTCATGTAGATCGACTAGAGCTGAACTTCCTGATGGGACAATAGTGTCCCCTCTTTTGAAGTTTGCCTCTATGGGCAGTGCTCTATGTTTCCCGGTTGAGGCCATGTACTTTTACACTATATGTGTAATGGCTTTACTCAGGGCAAACGATCTCCCTGTAAGTCACAAGAACTGCTTTGCAGTATCTCGTGGCATTCATGTTTATGGTGACGACATCGTCGTCCCATCAACACATGCGGTGACTGTTCTCGATTACCTGCGAAAGTACAATTGCAAGGTAAACGTCAATAAGACTTTCTATCGTGGAAACTTTAGAGAGTCGTGTGGCGTAGACGCATACTGTGGGTACGAGGTAACACCTACGTATTTAACACAGGATCGTCCTGAGAATAGACAGCAAGCTTCTAGACTCATTTCCTGGGTGTCCGCCGCCAACTCTTTTTATAAGAGAGGTTATTGGCGGACTGCCTCGTTCCTCTTCCAAAAGGTGGAACGGTTCTTAGGGCCTTTGCCCTATGTTTCGGAAGAATCTGGAGGCCTTGGCCGTATCTCGTTCCTGGGTTATCGCAGCGTGCATCGATGGCAAAGTTCCAAAGATCCACGTCGCCCTAACTACCAACGCTTTGAAGTAAAGTGTTGGGTTCCAGAGCCAGTTTACCACACTGATAAACTGGAAGGATACGGTGCTCTGACTAAGAGTTTCCTAAAGCTGGACGACTTGAAAAACCGTCCTGTCTCTAGGGATGCTCTACATCTAGAGCGTTCTGCACTGCACGGCGCAGTTGCACTAAAACGCCGTTGGTTGCCC